CCCCCCCCGGCCCCGGCAGCTACGGCTACGCCTGGACCCCGTCCAGCAGCCTCACCCCCGGCGCCTACCTCGCCACCTGGACCGGGCTGAAGAGCAGCGCCCCGGTCACGGCGACCGAGACCATCACCGTGTACGCGCCGGCCTCCGCGGCCGCCACCAACACGTCGCCGGACGGCATCTGGTACGCCACCCGCGAGGACGTTCAGCGCGCCCTCGACATCAAGGAGTCGGCCCGCAACCGACGCGAGATCGACAGCGCCCTCGAAGCCGCGTCGCGCAGCGTCGACGACCTCTGCCACCGCCGCTTCTACCCGGTTACCGCAACGAGGCTCTTCGACTGGCCGCCGCGGGCCGGGGTGACCCCGTGGATCCTGCGCACCAACGACCAGGAGCTGATCACGGTCAGCACGCTCGCCTCCGGCGGGCAGACCATCACCTCCGACGAGTACAACCTCGAACCCGTGAACAGCGGGCCGCCGTTCAACCGGGTCGAGGTCAAACTCAGCAGCGACGCGAGCTTCGGCGGCGGTGCCACCTACCAGCGCGACATCCAGATCGCGGGCCTGTGGGGCTACCGCAACACCGAAACCACACTCGGCGCCACCACCGCAGCCATCAGCAGCGCAACGGCCACCACCATCAGCGTGGACGGCCCCACGTCGGCGGTGGTCGGTGTCGGCAGCGTGCTGCGTATCGACTCCGAACGGATGCTCGTCACCGAGCGGGCGCAGGCCAGCACCGGACAGACCGGCAGCATTACTGCCAGCAAGAACGACGTCACCCTCACCGTCGCCAACGGCGCTGCGTTCACGGTCGACGAAGTGGTCCTCCTCAACTCCGAACGCATGCGGATCGACGACATCGCAGGCAACAACCTCACCGTGGAACGCGCCTACGACGGCACGGTCCTCGCCGCCCACACCACCGCCACGATCTACGCGCCTCGGACGCTCACCGTGACCCGCGGCGCGCTCGGCACAACCGCTGACACCCACGCATCCGGCAGCACCGTCTACCGCTGGAACCCGCCCGGCCTGGTCAAGCAACTGACGAAGGCTGAGGCGATTACCCAGCTCACGCAGGAGCGGTCCGGCTGGTTCCTCAAGGCGTCCACCACGGGAAGCTCTGCGGCCAAGGTGTCAGCGGACGCCCTGCAGACCCTCCGAGACCAGACGTACACCGCGCACGGCCGCAAGGCCCGGACGAGGGCGGTGTAGCGATGCCTGAGTCCCTGTTCGATGTCCGCCTCGCCAAGCGCGGCCCCCTCTTCGACGGGCGTACCGCAGCCGCCCTGAACAAGTACCACGATGAGGTCAGCCTGCGGATCGCCGAAGAGGGCGAGAAGCTCATCCGGCAGCGGTTGAAGGTCGTCTTGCAGCATCCGACCGGCTATTACGAGTCGCGGATCAGCGTGGACCGGGCCGGGGACGGCTACCGCGTCTCCGACGGCGGCGTGATCTACGGTCCGTGGCTGGAGGGCACCGGCTCCCGCAACAGCCCCGTCACCCGGTTCCCCGGCTACGCCACGTTCCGCCGTACCAAGCCCCTGGTCGACAAGCGGGCCCGTGAGATCGCGGTCCGTCTGCTGGCCCGCTACAAGGCGATGGGGCTGATCTGACATGGCCCTCGACATCCGCACCATCCTCGACGCGGTGGAGTCGCACGCCCTCGCCAGCGGGTTCTTCCAGGCCGTCAACGGACACGAACCCAAATCCGCGCCGCAGAACGGACTCACCGCCGCGGTGTGGGTAGAGCAGATCGGGCCCGCACGCGGCGGGGCTGGCCTGTCGTCGACCAGCGCCCGTCTGGCGCTGTTCGTGCGCCTGTACACGCCGATGCTGCAAGAGCCCGAGGACGCCATCGACCCTGACCTGATGACCGCCCTCGACGCCCTCATGACCGCCTACTCCGGCGACTTCACGCTCGGCGGCCTGGTCCGCGACGTCGACCTCCTCGGCACCTACGGCGACCCGCTCGGCGCACGCGCCGGCTACCTGACGACGTCCGGCGCCGAATACCGGGTGATGACGATCACCCTCCCCCTCATCGTCAACGACCTCTGGGAGCAGGTGGCATAGATGGCGAAGAGCTCCGGCCTCGGAGACAACTTCTATCTCGCGGGCTATGACATGTCCGGCGACATCAACAGCGTGGCCCTGTCTGGTGGGCCGGCGACGCTGGACGTGACGGGGATAGACAAGTCGGCCTACGAGCGGATCGGTGGTTTGCGCACCGGTCAGATGTCGTGGAAGGCGTTCTTCAACCCGGACCTCGGGCTGACGCACGACAAGCTTTCCGCGCTGCCGACTGCGGACGTGCACTGCATGTACATGCGGGGGACGACGCTGGGGAATCCGGCGGCGTGTCAGGTGTCGAAGCAGATCAACTACGACGGCACCAGGGCGGACAGCGGCGAGTTCACCTTCAGCGTTGAGGCGCAGTGCAACGGCTTCGGGCTGGAGTGGGGGCAGTCCCTCACCGCGGGAAAGCGCACGGACACCGGCGCCGCCAACGGGACGAGTATCGACACCGCCGCTTCGGCTGCGTTCGGAGCGCAGGCCTATCTGCAGGTGTTCGCCCCGTTCACTGGCACGGATGCCACGGTGACCATCCAAGACAGCGCTGACAACGTCACCTTTGCGGACGTCACCGGGCTGACCTTCACGCAGATCACCACCGCGCCGACGTCTGAGCGTCTCGCTACCGCGTCGGGGGCGACGGTCCGCCGCTACCTGCGCGCTGTGACCAGCACGACGGGCGGCTTCACCTCGCTCACGTTCGCGGTGGTCCTGGTGAAGAACGCGACGGCGGTGGCGTTCTGATGAACCGAATCCAGCCCCAGATGGGCGCCGAAGCCTACAAGACCTACTCGATCGCCGCCCCGGCCAGCACGCACTTCCGCAAGGCCACCTGCGCGGAGACCAACTGTCCGGACTACCTCAACGGTTGGCGCGTCCGTGTCGAGGGCTTGCCGCCGGAGATGCTGCACACGGCCAAGACTGCCCGTTTCCAGGTCAACGGCAGGTGGGTGCCGTACCGGTACGCCGAGGTCCCTGTGGCGGAGGGCGAGACGTGGCTGCACTTCGAGGCCGGCCAGCCCTGTTTCCGCGCCGGTGAGCACCGGATGCGGATCGACAAGCCGGAGTTGTTCCTCGTTCGCGACGGGGACTGGCGGGGCAACCCGCGCGGCACGAAGGCCCGGATGCACCAGCGCCCGGAGTCCTGGGTGGAGGACTTCGGCGAGCACCAACAGAACATCGCAGACGAGATCGCGAAGGGGTGACGGCATGACGACCGATACGCAGCTGCGGCTGGTCGTGGACGGTATCGACCTCAACGGCGAATACGACGTGATCGAGCTCAGCACGCCGCGCGCGGTGCACGTGATCCCCACCGACTCGGGCGCCCGACGGCAAGTGCTTGGCCCGGCGTCCTTCACGATCCTGATCTCCAACCCGAGCGACCGCCTGTTCGCGCTGGTCGACGGCGGCAAGACGGTGCGCGGGGTGAAGGTCGTTGCCGACTGGGTGAACAACTCGATCACCCACCCGACGCACTTCCACTGGGGCTGGGTCGGAGCTGATGGAGTCCGCAAGATGTTCGGCTCTCTCGCACCCGACCGGGAGCGCGAAGCCAAGTGGGTCGAGGAGCTGCCCGCCACGGTCAGCACCGCAGAAGCAGAAGGGAAGTAAGCCATGGCGAAAAGCAGCGGATTGGGTTGGTCGACCGCGTCTGTCGATGACAGCAGCGGCACCCCGCAGGCCATCAAGAACGACTTCACGAACCTCCAGTTCGCCACCCCGCGCGGCGTGCAGGACATCACCGGCATCGACAAGTCCGCGTACGAGCGGCTGCTGCTGCTCGCGGACTTCAGCCTCACGCTGAACGGCGTCTTCAACCCGGCCAGCAACATGAGCCACGACGTGTTCAAGACCGTGCCCAGCACCTCGGTGAACAGGACGGTGACGCTCACCGTGTCCGGCAAGACCCTCGCCAACGAGGTGCTGTTCACGGACTACCCGCTCACCCGCTCCGACAGCGGCGAACTCACCTTTGCCGTGCCTGGCGTCCTGGCTGACGGCACCGTACCTACCTGGGCATAGCGGGCAATTCGGGCACAGCTCGGGAAGGGAAAACCCCGCATGGGCTACAAGCGGAACCGGAAGATCTACCACCTCGTATGGGCGGACGGTGAGTACGAGGGCCTTGAGGTCAACGTCCGAACGCTGAACATCGGGCAGCTCATCGAGGCTAAGACCGGCAAGGGCGTCAACGGCAAGGACGGCCTCGAAGGCAACGTCGAACTCCTCGCGTCGCTCATCGTCGACTGGAACCTCGAAGACGAGGTCACGGGCGAGCCGGTCCCGGCCACCCTCGAAGCGATGAAGAACGAGGACGACGACCTGATCCTCGCCATCATCAGCCGGTGGATGGAGGCAGTCTCGGGGGTTGCGGCCCCTTTGGACACTCCCTCACCCTCTGGCGAGATTTCCCAGGTGGCATCGATTCCGACGGAAGCCCTGTCACCGAGCCTGGCGAGCTGACTTACGCCCGCATGATCCTCGGCCTGTGTGATCGCTGGCACAAGCTGCCGTCAGAGATCGAAGCCGAGCCTGCCGAGACGTTCCGCCTGCTGGAGATCGAGCGATTGGGGGTGAACCCAGAAGATGACCAACGTGGTGGAGATCCTGGTTACGGCTAAGAATCTCACCGGCCCCGCGCTGGCTGGCGTCAACGCGCAGGTGAACTCTGCCGGCGCGGGGATGCGCGCGTTCCACAAGACAGCGTTGATCGCCGGTGCGGGGCTCGCTGCGATCGGTGTCGAGTCGATCAAGATGGCCGCCAAGTTCGACTCCAGCATGACGCTCCTGCACACGCAGGCGGGTGTGGCGCAGAGCAAGATGGCCGGGCTGAAGCAGGGCGTCCTCGACCTGGCAGGGAAGGTCGGCCAGGACCCCGATTCGCTCGCTGAGTCGCTGTTCCACGTTGAGTCCAACTTCGAGAGCATGGGGATCTCCTCGAAGAAGGCCCTATCGCTCGTCGAGACCGCGGCGAAGGGTGCCACCACCGGCCATGCAGACCTGGTCGACGTCACCAACGCGCTGACCGCGGCGGTCGCTTCGGGTATCCCCGGGGTACAGAACTTCGACAAGGCGATGGGTGTCCTCAACGCCACCGTCGGTGTCGGCGACATGAAAATGCAGGACCTCGCGGCCGCTTTCGGCAGCGGCATGGTCGCCACCGTCAAGGGCTTCGGCCTCAACATCCAAGACGTCGGCGCCGCCCTCGCCGTGTTCGGCGACAACAACATCCGCGGCGCCCTCGCAGGCAACCAGCTGCGGATGAGCGTCATGGCGCTGGCCAAGCCCGTAGCGTCGTCCGGCGACGCCCTGTCGAAGCTCGGGCTGGAGCAGGACACCCTCGCCAAGGACATGCAGAAGGGCGGCCTGAAACTCGCCCTGGAAGACCTTGTCAGCCACATGCACAAGGCGGGCATCTCCTCCAAGGAGCAGGGGCAGATCATCACCGAGGCGTTCGGCCGGAAGGCCGGTGCGGGCCTCAACGTGCTGGTGTCGCAGATGGACCGTCTGGAGTCGAAGTACCCGGCGCTGGCGGAGGGCGCGAACAAGTTCGGGGATGCGTGGGCGGGCACGCAGAAGACGTTCGCGTTTCAGATGAAGGCGTTGCAGGCGTCGTTCGACGCCCTGATGATCACGGTGGGGCAGAAACTCATCCCGCCCGTGCAGGCCTTCGTCAGCCTGATGCTCGCCCACAAGGGCGCAACGGTCGCCTCGACCGCAGCGATTGCCGGTCTCCTTGCTGCCACAGTTGCAGTCTCTGTCGCCATGAAGGCAGCCGCAGCCGCAACGATGCTATGGAGCGGCGCCACGCGGGGAGTCGCAGCAATCAAGGGCGTGTTCGAGACCGTCGCCCTGAAGGCGCTGTACATGCAGGACGCTTTCACTGCTGCTGGCGGGGGTGTGCGGGGTCTACGGGCGGCGTTCTCGTCGCTGGGGACGGTCGCGAAGGGCAGCATCATCCTCGCTGGTTTGGGGCTGGCGGCTGTTGGGATTCAGAAGTTGGCGACGATGGCGCGCGGCGCGCCACCGGACGTCGACAAGCTCACGACGAGCCTGAAGACCCTCGCTGCGACCGGCAAGACGACGGGTGAGCTGAAGTCGTCCATTGGCAGTGTCGACGAGTTCGTGGCCAAGCTGAACGCGATGCAGAAGGGCCAGTCCGACCTGGACAAGGGGCTGGAGTGGCCGAAGAAGATCGCCGGGATCGGGCCGCTGATCGACGCGGTCACCCCGAAGATCGACGACCTCGTCAACGGGGGAAAGTCGATCGGCGCGATGAAGGACGACTTCGCCTCGTTCGATGAGGGACTGGCCCAGCTTGCGCAGGGCGGTCATGCGAAGGAGGCCGCGGACGCCTTCAAGGGGTACCAGGCTGCGCTGCTGTCTTCTGGGCGCACTCAGAAGGACGTCGCAGCGCTGTTCCCGAAGTATTCGCTGGCTGTGGCGGATGCGGGGGCGGAGTCGAAGCTGACGGCCAAATCGATGGGGCTGTTCGGCGACGCGGCGGTGGCAACGCAGAAGGACCTCGACGCCGAGGCGATGAGCGCGAAGGGCCTCGAACAATCGATCATGGCGTTGAATGCGGTCCACCGTGGCGCGTTCGATGCCGAGACCGCGTTCCAGCAGGCGATCAGCGACACCAAGAAGGCGCTCAAGGACAACGGGAAGACCCTCGACGTCCACACCGAGTCGGGCCGGAAGAACCGTGACGTCGTCTCGCAGATGGCGGCCCGGACTGAGGATCTCGTCGATAAGAAGATGAAGGAAAAGGCTTCTTGGAGCGAGGTCGACAAGGTCTACAAGCAGGGCCGCCAGAGCATCATCGACTTCGGTATCGCGGTGTACGGGAGCAAGGAAAAGGCGGAGGAGCTCGCCGATCAGCTGCTCAAGACGCCTAAGGCCAAGGGGTTTGACCTCAAGGTCAACAAGGAGAACGCGCAGCACGACCTCGAATCGTTCAACGCGGCAGTGAAGAAGACGCCGGGCGCGAAGTCGGTGACGCTGAAGACGCTGTCGAAGGGCGCCGAGGCGATCCTGGAGGCCTTTGGGTTCAAGGTTCAGCACCTCCCGAACGGCAAGGTCAAGGTGACTGCGGCGGCTGGCGGCGCACTGAGTGCGATCGGCAACGTCAGTGGCGCGTTGGACCATCTGGACGGAAAGACCGCGACGACCTACGTCAGGACGAAGTACGTCAACGAGTTGGCCAAGCCGGGCCAGTCGGTGCACGACGTGGTGGGCGCCACCGGCGGCCTGTACACGGGCC